CGTGCTCGCGCTCGTGGTGATCCAGATGCCCAGGGCGGTCGCGCCGGCACCGACCGCAGCGGCGTTTTCGAGCCGTCCGCTGTTGGCGCTGAATGCAGCCCCGCCGCTCGCCGAAGCCGTCACCGTGCCCGTGCAAAGCACGTACAGGTTCTGACCCTGCGTTGCGACCCAGCCGTATTCGTCCTGGTTGATCAGCCCTTGCGCCGCGGCGATGCGTTGACCTTGCGCGCCGCCCGTGAGCTGCGCGGTGGTCAGCACCTTCGCCGTGCCAGATTCGAGGATCAGCACCAATGCGCCGGTGATGAGCGTCGAAGTGGCGAGCACATACTGATAGCGCCCGCCGTCCGTGGCGTCGGCCGTGGTGCCCAGTGCGAACAGGGCGGTCGAATCGCTGCCGGTCAGGTTCGCGCCGATGAGGCTTGAATTTACGGTTGCCATGCTTTTCTCCTTGCGTCAGGCAATCAGAACGCCGCAGAACTGCGGGCCGCTCGAGGTGAGGTTGCCGGCCCAGCCGATCAGCTTGACGATTGCATCCTGGTTCACCGACTGGCGTTCGCCGCCGATCGGCACGAAGTTGCGATCACGGTGCGGGCGGAAAAAGATGTAGTTCGTATTCAGTGCCCACATGTGCGCGGAGGTCGCCCCGCCCGAGTTGCCGCTTGTGTCGACGACGTTGTTGACGCCGCCGCCCATCACCACGTCCGCAGCCATGCCGCCGCCGTAGAACTTGAGGGACGGGAAACCGGCCCCGGCGGTGCCTTCGCCGTCGCTATTCACGCGCTGAATGGCTTGCAGCGAATTGACGTAGAAGGCGAAGTGGGTGGCATCGCCGATCCACAGGTCGGGTTTGTCCGAACCGCGAACAAGCGAAAGCGCGAGCGTGGTCATGTACTGCTGGATATTCGCGGCCGATACCGCAGCACCGCCGTTCGTGGCGCCTGAGTACGACTGCGATTGCCAGAATGCCCAGGTGGTGCGCGAAATGCCGCCGTAAGTGCCCGTGGTCGGCGTATCGGGAACCGCGGCGCCAAGACCTGTCAGGTTCTTGCCGGCATTCCCCGTGCCGTCCTGGTACAGGTCATAGTCGATGCGGTTCATCAGCTGCGCCTCGGACACTTTCATGCGGCCTTCCATCAGGTCGATGATGGCTTCCTTGCTGCTGTTTTGCAGCATTTCGAGGCCGGACATCGTGACGCTGCCCGCATACTGGGTGATCGAGAATTGCGCGGCGCTGATCGGGCTGTTTTGCCCGACGTTGATCGTCTCGTAGCCGCTGTAGGAATTCGCGGTGATCGAGGCGCTGTCGCTATACATGATTTCCTCGAGGATGACGTTACCGCCCGAGAACGGGCGCACGTTCCCCCGAGCCTTCAGCTTGCGGAGCAGCGCGTTGTTGTTCGTCACGTTGTCCGCGAGCTCACCGCTACGATTCTGGATCGTCGTTGCGATGATGTCGGTGATTGAGGTGTTGGCAAATGCCATGTTCCTCTCCTATTTTCTAGGGTTAGACCCTTCCGCCCCCTGCATGCTCGTCGAAAGCATTTTCCAGCTGGGAGCGCAAGCCCTTGGGCTTTTCTTCGGCTGCGCCGCTCGGTGTGGACGAGCGCACGCTGACCGCTTTGCCCTTCGCCCTTGCAAGCCGTTCGGCTTCGGCACGCCTGCGGGCTTCGTCATCCTGGGCGCGGCGCTGTTCCTGCATCGCGTCCCAAATGTCCGAATGTCGCGGGTGCCGCAGTGCGGCTTCGTAGGCGCTCGGGAGGTCATCGGCCAAACCCGACTCAAGCAGTTGAGCCATCGTCTCGCGTACTGACTCCAAATGCGGGAACTTCTCGGCGTCGGCTGCGAGCCGCGCCACATCCTGTTCGGCCTGCATGGCCGCAAATCTTTCCTGAAACAGCCGATCGGCTTCCTCGCGCGTAAGCGCGGGCGGCCCTGCCGGCTGCGAATACTGTTGCTGTGCCGCGGCGCTCGCCAGGTACTGCTGCTGCGCCTGCGGATCGACCAATGCCTGCACGGGTACGCCGTAGTCCTGCGCGAGCCGTGCGAAAAGCTGCAATTTCTGCTGCGGGCTGCCGGTTGCGAGTTGCGCATGGGCGTTGCCCAGGTTGCGAATCCAAGTGCCAGGGTCGACGCGCATCTGCTCGATGAACGGCTGAAATGGCTGTACCGCCTCGAGCAGCGGTTTCGCGCTTTCCCATTCGCGCTTGTAGGTCGCAACCCCGTGCTGAAAGTCCGTCTCGCGCGTGTTCATGTACTGCGCGAGCGCATTCGCTTCCTCGGGCGTCAACTGCTCGCCCGCGGTCAGCTTGTCCCAGTGCGCCTGAAAGTCCTTTTTCCACGACGAGGGGCGCGGAATCTTACGCGCTGGGGCCGGCGCCGGAACGGCCGCGGTATCAGACGGTGCGGCCTGAGAGGAGGAGGAGGGAGCGGCATCGCCCGATTTTTCCGCCCCGGCGTCGGCTTTCTTTTCTACGAACTTGCCATCCTTGCCGTGCAGTCGGCCCGTGGGGTCGGCTTTTGGGGCTTCGGCAATGGTCGACGCCCTTTCAAGCGGCGCTGCCGTCTCACCTTCGCCCGGTACGGGAATCGTGGTGTCATTGGATACGTCTTTCCCATCGCCTTCGATGGCGTTGTTTTCCACCTGTTCGAATGCGGCGGAAAGTTGGTCCCGAAGTGATTCGGCCATTTTCGTTTCCTCTGTCGTTGGCGATTAGGCGCTCAACCAGGCGATGAACCGCGTGCTGGTGAAGCGTCGAATCTTGACCGCCGTATTGGCGGCCAGTTGAAAGCCGCTGCCGGCTGAAAGCTGGTTGATCTGATCGCTCGAGGTGGGCGGGTACACGACGCAGGCGTTGCCCGAGACGAGGTTCAGGATTTCCACTTCGTCGCCGATTTCGCAATCGGGCAGCGCCACGCCCGCACCGCTTGCGCAGGTCGTGACCACGTTGATCGAGGCCGTGAGCGCCGTTGCGTCCGAAATCGTGGTGCCCGCGCCCGATACCGCGCTTTGCACCTGACCGCCGATCGCGCGCGCCCCAAAGGCGCTGAAACCGCCTTTCATTACGTCTGATGCGAGTGCCATGTTTGTCTCCTTCAATCTTCGCGTGAATTCCACTTGACGCGCTCGATGTCTCGCCGTAAGGCGCGCTTGAAATCCGCGTGTCTCATGGCGTCAACTTGAGCGCGGATCAGTTCGTGTCGTTGCTGCGGATTCACGTCGAATGTGCGCCTGTCCTGTAGAAGCGGCGCGGTGTCGTTGCCGATTTCCACGCACCCGTGCGCCCGCAAGTGTTCGCGGTGCTGGCTGCGCGACGTGATCCAGGTTCCATCGATCATCGACCGATAGGGCGCGATGTCGCCCATGACAAGGGGCGCATCCGAATGCGGTTCCGTACCCTTCTCGTAGGCTTTGTCGCCGATGTAGACCCAGGTGCGCTTTGTCATAGGCTAAGAACCCCGGTCCATGCGGTCGTCGACAGGCAATAAAAAACGCAGGCCGTCGCCGGGGCGAGCAGCATTGCCTGGTTCGTCCCTAGAGCGTTGATCTGCGCACCCGATGGCGGGTAAACCGATAGCGGGTTCGCCCCGCCGTTGTAGATCAATTGCGAGTCGCCCCCGACCGCCTGGTTGTCGAGCACTGCGCCAGTGCCGGCGGCCACCGTCGAGAAGGCGTTCAAGTTCGAAGTCACCTCGAGCGCCCCCGCCTGGTCGCTGCCCGTGGCGGTCAGTGCCGTAGCCGCATCGGTCATCGATGCCACGTTCAGCGTATTGAGGCCGGAAGCGAATAGCTTGTAGGCGAGCATTCATTTCACCGCCTGTAGGCGCTCGAGCGCATCCGCTGCAGCGTTCAGTTTCGCCGCATCAGCCCGAATGTCCGCGATCGTGGTGCTCGCTTTCGGTGCGCCCTTCACATCGCGCTCGATCACTTCAAACGTGTCGTTTCGCGTATAGGTGTAGGAAACGTCACCCGCGGCGTCCAGCGCCACGTTCAGCGTCGCCTTGATGATCGGCAGTTGTTTCGGCATCACTGTGTCCTCGATGGTCCTGGCATCGGCGGCGGGGTCATCGCCTCGACCTGTGCGCGCTGCAGTTCGGTGTGCGCCTTGGCAAGCCCGGCCTGTGCCTTGACCGTCTCTGCCTGCGCCCTGATCGGGGCGGTCTGCATTTCGGCCTGCGATTCGATCGCCTTCGCCTGCCCCGTGATCTTCGCCGCTTCGACCTTCGGATCGGGCGCCGGCGGCGGTTTCGGCGCTGCCTGCTGCTGCTTGAACTGCTCTAGCGCCTGGTCGATCGTCCCTTCGATCTGGCGGCCCACCTTGAATCCGGTAACGCCGAAGCGCAGAAGTTCTGCCATGAGCGGCACCATGCCCGGGGCGACCGTACCGACCTGCGCAGCCTTTTCCAGATACACGCCAACTGCCTGAAGGAATTCGACACGGTTCGCCTTTTCCTCCTGCTCGTCGATCTGCACAAGCGAATCGGCTGCGACTTCGACCCGGAAGTTGCGAAGCGGCCGGTCTGCGAGCATCGCCAGCGCCTGCGGCACTACCTGCTGATCTTCCTCGGTCAGCTGGTCGACCGCGGCAATCGCAGCAAGCGTCTGCGAATCGAACCCGGCGATGATCTGCGCCTTCAGCCGAAGCAGTTCGGTTGCGAACACCGCAACGCCTTGCTGCATGTCGCGCAGCCGCAATCCCGCGTACTGCCCCTTGATGTGCTGGGCGGTTGCCGTCTCGCTCGCCTTCGTCTGCCCGCGGATGATGTCCGAAATGCCGGTGATTTCGTAAATTTGCTCTTTCACCTGCGCCATCGCCTCGTAGGCGACCTGAAGCGCGGCCGCGATCGGCGATAGGTCAACAATGTCAATGGCACCTTTCAAGCCGTTCTTTTCGGCGAACGCCTGCCAGTTCTTGACCGGCCGAAGGTCCGTATTCTCGGAATCCGTAAACAGGCGCGCAATCTCGGGGCCGAGTGAGCCGTCATACACGCCCTTGACCTGCAGCGCCTTGATAAGCCCATCGATGCGGTCACTGAGCACGTCCAGCTCGAGCGCCTGATCCTGGTACAGCGTGAAATCGGGCACCGGAATCAGCGTCTCGTTCGTCATCGTCGCGTACAGCGGCTTGCCGCACGGGAAAAACTCCTCCAGCTTCAGCGGATCATCCTTCTCGTCGATGATTTCCTTCATCGACTTCGACAGCCACAGCGCCTTCTTGGAAGGCTTGTCCCAAATCTCGTACACGCAGGCGCGTTTCTGCTCGGCGAGCTCGGGATTCTCCCGGTCGGCCGAATTCAAGTCCTTCGGGCTTGCGTCGAGCGGAATCTTGTCGCCCTTTTCGTTCCCGAATCGTTCGACCAGCGCCTCGCGGGTCATGTAGACCTTGCGCCAAACGGCGGTCACTTCCTCCCAGGTGCGCGCAACCGTATGCCCGAAATCGCGCCAATGGACGTAATCAACCGGCGCACATTCGTAATCAAGCACTTCGTTCGGGTTGTCGACATCCTCTGTGACCTGCTCTCCATCGGTCGGAGTTTGCAGTGCCTGCGCCCGAACGTGCGGCTCATACCGTGCCCAGGCCGTGCCGCGCCCGGGCAGGAATCGATCGAACACGCACTGGCGCATCGTCTGCCGATAATCGGGGTAGTGCTGAATCTCGAAATCCAGCGCCCGCTCGAGGATCAGCGCGGCGACGCGCCCTACGGGGTCACGATCAGAGAAGCGCCTGGACACA